AAGATCATTCATTTCCTCCGCAGAAAAAGCACTTCCTTCCTTACTGATTGACCCTTCACTTCGTTCCACCAGTACAATTTCAGTTGTATTATCTTCTTTTGTAAGAGTACGGCGATTGGGATATTCCGATATACGGTCTTCCCACGTTTTTGATATATAACTCATATTTGAAACCTCCTATAGTAATAATCCTGTACTGTTTCCGGCATAAATTTCAGTTCCACAATAATAGTAGAAATTGCTTAGCAGAATATCATGTACATCAGATAGTATTTGTTCTATGGCATTGATTTTTATATAATCATTGATTGGTTGTTCTGGAACATTCGGTGTTGTCGTGTGAATTGCATAAGCAGATCTGATTGTCGCTATGTTTGCCCTAAGTTGTGTAAAATAGGTTGAATTCGGTATCTCTGGCAAGTTATTAACAAAGGTTATAAGTCCAAGTTCTAGAACATCCGATAATAACTGCACATTATTTTCAATTCTTGCCATATCACTGATGTTAAATGCACCTTTCATACCCGATAACCACTCGCTTTTTTCCAATTCAGTCATATTCTCCCAGTTTTTTGCCAATAGTTCTTTTACTCTATCAATATCACTCTGTGACCTGTTCTTTATCGCTGGTATCCACTGTATCATCCTTTACCTGCTCCTTTTGTACTGTTTCAGTTTCTTTCTGATTGTCCTTTTCAATCCAATATGGATTGATTAACTCAAGTTTCATAGAAGTCCCACCTCTCCACACATTATTTCACCGGCATAGTAAATTTCTGTTGTTACCTTGCTATATCCCCTACAGGTTGCCTGTGCAATAAATCCACCGGTAAGATCTATGGTCTGCGATATAATTTCTGTTGTTACACGATTGCCGGAAGTATCGTAAATATTGCACCAGTCTCCAACCTTTTCCACATCCAGTAAATAGGTCATTGTCACAATCTGTCGAAGCTGATAGTAATTTAAAATCTGTTCAGCAGCAGTTTTGATTCTCCCTGGCGAAAACATGGTACATCCTGAAAAGCTTAGAATATTCTTTTCTTCACCTGCCGGAAGAACTTCCACTTGCGCTGTATAGGTCAGTTCCTTTGAATCATATGCCTTACCGGTTAAAATACAGGTGCCTTCTGCTGGCATATGAATGGTAACGTAATTAACACCAAAATCTGTTATTGCCCCACCGGTAACCGCTAGTTCCGAATATGGTTCTGAAAATTCAATGGTAGTATTTCCTACTGATAAAGTTCCATTATATATCTCCGTGGAATCAGTCTGTTTCGTATAAGTATTATAGGAAATGGATACCCCAGATACATAGTTATCAAGTTTTATTGTGGTTCCTGCAAATTTTCTATCAGTCCCTATTGTGGCATCCGCATAACGGTCAGGCATTCGAATCCGAATAGATTTACTTCTGGTACAATCTGCTACGGCCCCACAGGCAAACAATACCTGCTGTAATGCAACCCTGTGAGAACAAATTGAAATATATCCACTAACCGGTATGATACTTACTTCATCCGCAATTGTATAATCATCTACCCCAGCGGATTCCATGATAGCGGCTATAATAGTTCCTGCCGGAACAGCATTATATAAATTACCCATAAAAGAGGTTTTATCCATCAGACCAATTCGGTCAATAAGTTTGAACGTTACTACTTTTCCTGTTCCAGACCATGAATCTATATATAAAACCCCGGAAAGAACATCCTTTTCAGTAAGTTCTTCGGTTATAATCAATTCTTGCTTTTTCTGAATGGACTTCCATTTCCCCGTCTGATTTGAAAGTTCAAAATCATTGTCCAGATCCACAATGGAAATACTACCAGTATTAATAGGAAGTGTTGCACTGGTACAATCGGATTCCTCCGTGATACTTGCTGTCTGTATTTCTTCCCCTGTCCATTCAATGGCCGTTCCAAATTTTATGTACCGGCATTGTACTTTCTGCTCTGGAAGCCTGGTTCTTATAAATCGGATTATAATCTTTCCGTAATTTTCAACTTGCAGACCACAAAAATAGGTAGCTGCATCCGGATAAAAAGTTTTCGCAATTATTTTGCTCCCGGATAAGCTATGCCAGGTAATTTCTAATTCTACTGGGTAATCATCCACAAAATTCAATGTAACTCCTGCAGAAGTATGTTTGTTTGTAAAATCAATTGTTAATGCAGGTATATTTGAAAATAAACAATCGTTTCCAGATACTACGCTGCTACAGAATGGTATTTTATCAGTAACTTCCATGATTTCCCTACTACCATCTAGAATAAATTGATTGAGGTTACCCAGTGCATAGGTTGGAACATTCTCTTCTGTTTTTAATAAAATCAAATTACTGTATGTTGCCAGATAATCAGCACTCACAGTGCTATCTGCAATGGCTGATGTATCTACAAATTCCATATGCAGTTTGCATCGTGAGTATGCCATTCTTTATCTCCTTATGCTGGCTTTCGTGCCGGTTTCTTTGCAATAAATTTACATGCAAGTCCTTTAAACTTAACTGTATCTGATTCCACTGTACTCATTTCATCTGATACAGTTGATATATATCCGCGAAAGCTATAAGCACCTTTTGTTGTCGGAAGTGTAAAATCATGATACTCGACTGGTTCAGTCAATTTATCCCAGAGTGCCTCATAGACATCATCATCGTCTATTGTTCCAAAAGCCATATCATAATTGAAGTAAACACCAATAAGCCCTCTTTTCATATCACCGTCTTCAGTACGCTGAGCGTATTTATCTAAAAACTCTGCAGTCCTTTTAATACTGATCAGTGGAATATCATATACAATCCCATCTATGCTTATTCCTTGCTTATATTTCGCCATCAGTGACCTCCCTATTTGACTTTAAGGTTTAAACCTATCCGCTTATTTTCTCCTGACATATAAGGCATAGAGAGTTTTGCAAATGTCTGTCCATCAATTTGCAGATACGTAGTTCCTCCTGTTCCACCCGGTATTCTTGATGCCAATCTGTCTGCCAGATCATCCATCCAACCAGTGTTATTTTCTAATGGGAGGACTGCTTCTCTACCTGCTTCACCAATCAGTGCAGTAGTTGCCCTGTTGGTGATTCCACCATTGGCCAGTCGTGGAAGATCTAATTGCCAGCCGACATGTGGGATATTAAATCCGAACTTCGTGCCACCAATGATAGGAACCCCGTCAGGCACATCAAATGATATTGTGTTAATTGCATCAACCAAAAGATTGATACCCTTTATGGCTCCATTGACAAGTGACTCTATCAATATGAAAAGCATATTTACAACGTCTGCAGTAACCTTCTTTATGTCTTCCCATGCAGCTTTCCAGTCTCCTGCAAATACGTCTTTAAGGAATTTTCCAAAGTCCTTAAATGTATCTTTGAGAGTTTGGATCATTTCTTTGCCGTTACCCGTCCATTTAATTAAGGCAGCAAGTGCCGCAATGATTAACATTACTGCTGCTACCACAAGTGCAATAGTGCCACCAAATATCATAAAAACTCCAGCAATCAAAGCAACTGCTGATACAAGTAGCATTGTCATATTTTTTGCATTCATACCGTTTTCTATGATGTCTTTAATGCTCAATATCAAGCCTGCAAGCCCAGCTACAATTAAAACAATGCCTGCTGCAACTGGTCCAAGCAGTGCAAACATTGCACCAACTGCTATTGCTACCCCAGCAATATATCCTATGATTCCTGGCCAATCAACTCCGGTTTTCCACATATCAAGATAGCTTACAACCGCAAGTACCGTACCTCCAATTAATGCCAGTATTGCAACAAATCCCCCAAGAACACCCGCCATTGAAATAAGGTTGCTCAAAGCACTCCCTACTTTCCATGTGAGCAGTACTGCTCCGATTGTGATTGCAACAGGAAGAATTTTATCCAAAATATCTTTGAATGTCTGAGTTTTTTTCATAAAATCATCACTGATAGTTCCTGTCTCAAAAGCTGCTGCCCCAGTAGTTTCTCCACCGGCAGTGCTACTGGTATCGGTTGTATCAAGAACATTTATTTCATCAAATGATGCTAATGCTCCTTTTGCTGACTTACTTGCAGTATCCAAAGACTTTGCATAGTCCACAACTTGTTTCTTTGCTTTTGTATAAGTGGTTTTTCCACTCATAGCTGCTAAAAATTTGGACATTGCCTCGGTAGCCACATTCAGCCAATTAACCATACTAGTGATATACGGTATAATGACATTTGCGATAGGTTCAAATGCCGTTGCCAGACTATTTTTTAATTGTGCTGAACTGCTTTTTAGTGCCGACATACTGCTGTTATATTCTGTGGAGTACTTTGCTAAATTCTGAAAGCCAGCTTTGATTGCAGTAACCATTGCATTAAAACCTTTTGTAATCCAGTTGAAAACAAGAAGGCTTAAGACAATTCCTTTTAACCTGGTACCCAGTGTCTGAAACATACTGCCTGTTTTTTTAGTTCCTGCCTGCAGAGATCCAAAGCACTTTTTACTAGAATCTTTCACTTTAGCAAAACCCTTAGTTAGTTCCTGCGTGGAAGATACTCCGTTAAATGATAAAAGTTTATCCTTTGCATCTTCCACCGCCATTTCTACTTGAGCCACATCATAGCGAAGAGATTGCCATTGTTTACCCTGTTTATCTACTCCCAACGATTCTAATTTATCGCCCTTTTTATACAGAGAATCCAGCTTCTGGTTAAGTTTTTCAAACTCCTGCTGAGCCTTTTTAATGCCGCCATTATCCAGTTTTGTTCCTACTCTGATTTCTGCATCATATGACATTTGCTACCTTCCTCTCAGCCGATTGAACATCTCCACAGCCTGGTCTTCCTTCTCTTTAGCCTCTTCCTTTTTATCCTGCACTATTTGATAAGTCTGTTTTGCTTTCTTCAAAGCCAATTTTTCTTCCTGTGACATTTTAGAAATAACTTTCTTTTTACGGATTTCCATTACTCTGGTAAAAGCACATTCTTCTAGGCAAGATATTAATCCCATAAAGGTAAACCAGTGCATCCTTTCCTGATTAAGATTTATTCCATACTGAGTAAGGAATGCACTGTATATTCTCCACTGGTCTATATCCCAATCCATAATTTTAATATTTGAAGTTTCTTTCCCGTGGTTATCGTGATTAAATTCATTCAGGAACCATTCCAAAGCATTTAATGATTCTTCTACTGGTGGTATTTCTTCCGGAAACAATAATCTGGTTGCACCATGCGCTCTCTCCGTATTGGTAAAGTCCGCATCAGCCAATAATTGGCATATCTGTATTCCTGTCTGAAAATCACTATCTATCGGGTATCCGTTCCAAGATGTAGGAAGGTCATCAAGCAAAATATTAAACATATTTTTACCTCATGGCATCCTGGATGATTTCTTCTTTACTCCGGTATTTTTGTCTGGATCCTTTTCTGGATACATTATATTTTTCAGCAATTTTCTTTTGCCTATCATCTGCATATTCCATAATGATTGGTGACATCTGCTCAAAAAAATCAGCAATCGCATAGGGGGTTGGAACTGCATTGCCAAATATTTTAAAACAAGCATTCTCACCAAATAAACCATCAATGTCAGCCATTATCTCCCTAGTTTTCTCAATTAAAAGATTTAAAGCCTCCATGTCAGATCCAACCTTCGCAAGACTAAGTTCTGATGAAATTTGATCTATCTTTTCAGTCAGACCGTAAAACTGCTTTATAAACAAATCATCTTCTGCATTGACTAAAATAATATCTCCTGCATCATTTACCCTGATTTCAATTCCTTTTCTATATCTTAAATCCTTTATCTGGTCCATATTACCATCCTCTCTGAATGTGGTGGGCTACAGAGAGGTAAACCCACCACATATGTTAATAAATCTCATTAACACCTTATGCTACTGTAAATGTCTTTGCTGTTACATCGAATTTACCCTGGATGCCATCGCCTACACCGCCAAGTGTCATTGCTGATACAAGCGGACTACCTGCATCGCCACCAATGGAATCAAACTGATAACTACATGCTCTTTTGACCGCCGGATATGCTCCTGCTACTGCAGCTTCAAGGATGTTGATTCTGACATAATCAGATATTGCAGATGAACCAGTGGGAAGAGTTTTAATCTTCAGGTTAATCCAATCCTGCAAATCATCATCTTTGATATACTCTTTTTCTACCGAAATAGATGGAGTATAGGATTTGATGTTTGTGGTGCCATTGCCCTGATTGATATACTGCTTTGTTTCACTTTCCGGATTAAAGTCTTCCGTAAGTGAGGTAATACCATCACCCAACAGCACATATTCGGGAGCCGCTGTGGTCCCTATATTAAAAAAGTGCATTAATTTCTCGCGCATTTCTGACATGTTCTATGTCTCCTTTACATATTTGATTGCAATCGTAAGTTCATACAGACTGCTATTTGTTTCTGATTTACCCAGATAAAAAGGTGTTGAAATACTGATTTCCTGTACTGTTGCACCATTTAATATGGGATAATTCTGATTCATATTCTGTATTTTTATCCAGTACGATAATTCTTCTCCCCAGGTTCCGTTATCAATCCTGGCTGTATTATTTTGACTATCCAGACGAGCCATTAAAGTATATCTATCTGTGATTTCTTTGCGCCCACTAAGATAACTTTTTATATTCTGTACTGGCGTTTTAATCAAAGAATAGGTTGAATCAACTGCTGACTGAATATCAGTATCTATTGTGTCAAGAGGTCTTGTCGTAGAATCAAAGGTCTTTAACCATAAAATAATGCTCTGTGAAACTGTCATTCTGCCGCCTTCTTTCTGGCAAGTGCCTCAAGTTCTTTTAGACCACCCTCATGAATGTAACGGTCAGCCCAGTAGCCACCAGCTAAAGGTGCTCCCTGAAAAGTGTATTCTGGATGATAATATAAATTTCGTGCATATGGAGTTCTCCAAACAGCTTCTGTATTTTCATTCTCTAAATGACCGCTATCTCGTAGCTGTCCCGGATTCTCATACTTTCCAGCTGCATCAAAAGGTACATATGGATTCACATTTTTTAAAAACTCCGCTGCAACAGCCTGTTGTACTCGCCCACGTTCCTCTAATCCCAACTTTTTCAAACAATCTTCTACGTTAAAAGAAATTTTGAAGTCTAATTCAACCATTACTTCGCCACCACCTTTATGGACTTTAGCATCCTTCGATTTCGATTATCTGATACG